TGTTACACCTGATGTTTGAGCTATTGTTGCGGATGCAGCTTCGTATTGAGGATTGCCATATGCAGCTATCCCGTAGTTATAAGCACCATAGCCTACTGAGGCCATGTTATTAAGCTAAAGTTACGTCTAGTTCACCAGCATTGAATCTGAAAACATCACCACTTGTTACTGCTTTTGATGTTGTCAAAGCAGCCCAAGCCATTAAGTTTCCACTTGATGATGCGTCAAAAATTCCAACATGAGTTACAGTTCCCCAAGATCCAGTAGCAGTTACAAATTCTACTGCTGCGCCATTGGTTGCTGTTGTTGGAGAAGTTCCTGATACAGTCATTGCTGCCATGCTTTTACGAGCATAAGAACCGCCAGAACACTCTGTTCCACCGCCTGTATCTGAAGGTGCTGATGTATATAAACCAACATATAAAGTGGTTGGTGCTGTATAAGCAGTACCACCAAATACATGATCTAAAACTTTATCTTCTAAATAATCACTAAATCCTGCCATTCTATTCTCCTAATTAATTGTTCGCCCAGTAATAAGTTCTTTTACCAGCTTTTCCGTAAGTTTTTCTTCTCTGCATTAAAGAGCCTTTTCCAAATGCAGCCTTTTCTTGTTCTAATCTTATTTCTTCCAATGCTTTTTCAAACTGATTGGTAAATAAAGGGATTCTGTCATCTTCCATTAAAAATATACTGGCGTGTTTTAATGCACCATATAAATAAACGTCTGGATGATCCGTTGAAACAAAGTTAGTTGTATTAGAATCACTTAACGCATTTATTTTAGCATAGTAAGTGAGCTGTAGGGTATAAGAACTGTCAGGAGTTGGTGCTAATTCAATTGAGTCATCTACCATTGCATAGTAGACAGGTTGACCAACTGCATTGTTATTTGCTTTTCTATAAACATCTAAACTTTCGATAGATTGTTGAAACAATGGTGAAAAGTTATTAGATGTAATTTCTATGTTGATGGCTTCTTGCCAATCTGTCGGTACAGTTAAATATTGGCTATCTGCTGTTGCAGTAGCTCTTTTAATCATTTCTTTTGTGCGTAATCTTCTATTGAGTTCAGCTTCGGTGCTGTCAATAAAGGTGTCAATGTATGACGTTAAATCTGAACGATTTAAGTAATTTGCGATATTAGTTTTTAATTCTGCATAAGTCATACTTTACCTTGCCAAGTTCTAAATACATTATTGTCTGGGTTGTTTAGCCACTTCTTCCACGCTGCTCTGTCTCTATCCCAGCCCTCTCGGACTGCTTTTTGATAAACGACCATTGGAACTTCAGCGATGTGTCGCATATCCTTTCCAGGCTTAGGTGTATTATCTCTAAGTTTCTTAACGTGGTCAATGACGGGATTGACATCTTGAGTTGTGTGGTAAACAAGCTTGTCATCTTCGGTAATAAACTCTGACTTATAGCCAGTTTTATGATCGGTAACAGTTCGTTTTATTGGCATAAATAAAAAGGCGGGTGGCTTTTACACCACCCTAAATCTAACTAACTTATGAAGTTGTTAAATCAACGACCGCTCCATGAGCAGCTTCGTTGCTCACTTCGAGACCATACTCAACAACAAGGAGCTTAGTGACAGCGTCACCTATTGTTCCAATGTCAATTGCTTCGAAGTCTCTTAGGTAAGAAACTTTTGCAAAGTCAGGATCTACTAATAATAGTGATCTTTCTCTGCTGAAGTTAGATGGAACGATTTTTAGCTCTCCAAAGTCTGAAGAATAAATAGAAACACTAGCTTCTACTGTAGTAGCGTCAACAAACTGTCTTGCTTGTGATCTACCAGTAAAACCTGAGATTTTTCCTTTATTAACAGGCCCACAGATTGCCATTGAAGGCTCTCCACCATTAGAGAAACAAGACTGTAAAGCAGTTTTTAAAAGTGCTTCAGTCAAAGCTCTTTGAGTTCCGTCTGTTGGAGCTGTTCCACCGCCAGTAGGAGTTGATCCTGCTGCGTTGTCAACATTAGAACTTACCCAAGACTCAAAACCACCAGTTACACGAGCTGCTGTTGCAGAACCAGTTGTTTTTGCGCCTTTTTGACAGAGAGCTGTTTCCATATCTCTTTTAAGTGCTTTAGACATAATAGCAAGTTGATGAGCCATTTCTGACTTTTTACCTGCTGGATCACTAGCTTGTTGAGAGCCAGTTACAGTTGCGTCTCTTTTAGAGATCATTGCTACGTTGCTATTTCTAACAGTAGCAGTTGATGCTGATCTTGATAGTTCAAAACCCTCAAGATTACCAGCTCCGCTTGGAGTTGGTAGAGATTCAGTTTGCCAATCAAAAACTACGTTCTTAATTGAGTTTTTTCCGATTGATGACATAAACGGAGTTGTCTGAGGAGAGATGTTATAAATAACATTACTTAACTGTTCTCTATCAGAGGTTGCTGTATATGTATCAAAAGCATTAGTTACTTTCGCCATGATATTTTCCTATATTAAAAAGTTTAAATTATTTGTTCAAATAGTTTAGCTGCATCCTGGACTTTTCCAGTTTTAGCTAAAGTTTGACGCGCTCTTTTCAAAGGTGCTGAAGTTTTTGGTGCATTTGAAGTGCCAGGTCTTGCTGTACGAGCCACTGCCTTCTTTTCAGTCGGCTTTTTCTTGGTCGCTTCTACTGTCTTTTGTTGTAACCAAGCATTTCTTAAACCGAGTAAAACTCGATAATCATATACTGAGTCCATCTCTTGGGCTGAATAGCCTAAGACACTAATCCCATATTCACGAATTGCTAGTTTTTCTTTTCCAGCTACTTCGTTATTTTGCCATTCTGGAATTTGTTGTAGCAACTGTTGGTTTCCGTAATCAACAAACTCTGCGAGTTTCTTTTGCTGTTCAACTTGGGCTTCTTGTTTAGTCCTTTGTTGTTCAGCTTGTACGGATTGCAACTTTTGCTTCTTCTCATTCCAAATGTCCTTTTCTCGGACATAAGCAATAGGATCTGCTTCGTATAAAGCGTTCCAATCTGGTTCGTTAGCTAACTCACCCTTCAATGTTGCCTCTAACTTTGGCAGCAACTGAGAATAAATTGCGTCTTTTTGCGCTAACTCTTGTTGTTGGTTCTCAATAGTTTTTCTCTGTTGAGCCAATTCTTGCGTTTTGCGCGTATAGTCTTGTTGTCGACTGTATCCACTTTGGAGTTCTTCGAGGGTAACGTCTTTATCTTCACCATTAACACTAATGGTGTAGAGTTGAGGTTCTTCGGACTCCAAGCTTTCTACTTGATCTTCCTCTGACTGTTCTTCTTCTTCTTCGTAGTCGCTATCCTCAGATTCATCTTCCTCAATCAATTCTTCGATTTCTTGGTCGATTTGTTCTTCAGTAACTTCTACTGGTGCTTCTTCTTGTGATTCTACTGGTACTTCTTCTTGAGGAGTCAGTAGAGCTTCCATTGAATGAGCTGCTTTTTCCATGTTCGATTGTAAAGCAGTCGGTTTTTCCGTTGTTGCCATGATTTACCTAAAATGTTAAAAACTTAATTTTATCAGCTTTTTTGTGCAAATTGCACACTTTTTACACAACTTTATGTAATCTGCTGAGTTGAGATTTTGTGATCTTGCCTTTCTCTATAATGATGCGTAGATGTTTTTCTACTTCGGGAAGCAATTTGATTGCTTTGTGGAGTGCTTCTCTGTCGGTTACATCTTCTGCTTTGGTTAACAACCAAATATTAATGTATTCGTCTTTGAGGTGTTCTATAGCGTTTTTGAATGTTTCGCTATTTAAAATTAATTCAGCTTCGTTGGATTTTAAGATTTCTTCTTGTGATGCCATTATCTTAGAAAACTTCTGACGTTATTATAACCACCAAAGTTTTGTATTGGTGATGAAACAGGTGTTGGATCTAAAATTTCTTTTATTAACTGATCGTTATAATCTTGCATTGAAACTGATGGCATTGGCTCATTTGGAATAAATGGCATACCAATTGGAGTTGTCGGCAAGTCTTGTAAAGATACAACTGGAGTTTCAGGTACAAAATAAGGTGGCATTGGATCAACTGGTACATCTACTGGTTGAGGTATTGGATCAATCTCTGTTGGTGCATAAGGTGTTGATCCTGGTGTTGGCGCATAAGGCGTTTGATCAGGCGATTCTTCTCCTTCGGGAGTGCTTGGTGTATTTAATGGATTTGAAGGAAAATCAGGAATAGGAACTTCATCAAAAGTACCTGTTTCTTGATTCCATACTTGCATTGTGGTTTGTGGTTCTGAGGGTGCTGACGGAGTTGGTGCAGGTTGATCTATGGCATATTTGCTATATACCTCATTTGCAAACATTTCTTCAATGGTAGGTCTTGCATCCCCTTCTTGATAAGGTGTGTATGCCCCACCAGTTCCAATAACACCAAACATATTGTATAGCTCTTTAAATCTAGCTTTCTCTTGTTTTATTCTTTCAAATTGTTCAGGAGATGGTTGAGCAATTCTGCCATAATCTGCACCTCTTTGCTGCAATTTATCAAATAAACTTAAATACTCGTCGTATTGACCTTGAAGTGCTTGTTGCCTTTTAGGACTATCGGTGTACATTGATACGCCTGTTGCATCAGGATTTATTACATTTAAAAATCCAGTTGATGCTGGAGCATTTGGTCTAACAAAATTTGGATCAAAATAAGGTTCTAATACAGCATTTGGTGTTGTATCTACTGGTATATCTACTGGTATATCTACATTCTGATTAGGCGTAAAAGGATTGAATGAAAAATCTATGGCTGATGATCCTGTGCTTGGTAAATTGTTTGCTGGTGGAGTAAATGGAATATCAAATAAAGTTGGCTGTAAATCATCTATTGCCATAGGTTCACCATCAATAAATGGATCAAATGAAACGCCCATATTATTAGGTAAGTTTGCATTAAATAAGTCTGATAAGTTTTTAAGAGACTCTGCATTTGTAATCATTGGTGTGTATCTTTCTGGTGTGGTTACTCCTGGTGGAGCATAGGGCATTTGATTTTCTATTGTTAATGGATTGCCTTGAGTCGGTGCGCTTGGCATAACTGGTACTGGCCCAGCATTGTAAAACGGACTTTGTGTATAGCCTTCTGGTCTTTCCATTGAGTAACTTACGCCTGGTGCAATCATACCTGGTACGTTTTGACCACCAGCGATTGATTGTGCGTATTGTTGACCGCTTGAATAACCCATGCCTTGGTTAGCATTGCCACCAATCATATCTAAAAGGTTTTGTAAGTCTTGGTTCATAAGTTTAATAGTTTATCAATTTTTTCGTCTATTTTGTCGAATCTATCAAAGATTCTATCCATGTCTTTGTGTAGCTCTGCTTTGGTTACATACTTAGTTGGCAACTCTTCTCTTGTTTTATTAACAAGAATATCAACTCTTTTAACTTCTTGAGAGTTAGACCTAATATTTGTAATGATTGGTATATACACCAATGTTATGAGGGCGTTCCACAAGATCCATGGAGAGAGTTCCATTAGTTTTTTATTAGCTTTTTTAGAGCTTCCCATCTGTCAGGTTGGAAGTGTCTAATACATAGACCTGTTCCTGTTACTATTATTACTGTCCAAAATAAAAATTCCATAATTGTTTCCTTAATAACTCCATA